CAAGAGGAGGAGACTTACTCGATGGTTACTGCGAACCGTTTCTGGTCACAGATCTTCGGTATTGCTTTTAGTAACAAGCGTTGGTTGCATTTCTTTATGCTCTTCGTGCCCGTCATGGGTCTCTGGACTGCTTCTATCGGTATTATTGGACTCGCTCTTAATCTACGTGCTTACGACTTTGTATCTCAAGAGATTCGTGCAGCGGAGGATCCTGAATTTGAAACGTTCTATACCAAAAACATTCTATTGAATGAAGGTATGCGAGCATGGATGGCACCTGCTGACCAACCACATGAGAACTTTGTATTCCCAGAAGAAGTTCTACCTAGAGGTAACGCACTATGATTAAATCTCTCTTCACTTTTATGTTTGCTGCATTGATGTGGGTGCAAGTCCCACAGTGGCAGGATGATTGGTCTAAGTGTGCGGTTGATGTACCAGACACAGCTTGTCATTGGTATATCACAGCACCTGATAGCACCATGGGTGAAGGATTTAGTTGGGCGAATGCCCCATGGTTCAGTGCTGAAGGTCTCCGTGATATTGGAGAACTTCACAACACAGTTCAGTCTCTACAGGAAGCATGATGAAGCGATTAACTAACTCTAATCGCTTCATGATTGACCACCTCTTAAAGATATGATATGATGGGGTGGAAACGCCCCATTTTTTTATACATAGAATTAAACCATATGAATATTAAAATCTATACCTCTACTGGTTGTACTTGGTGTTCTAGAACTAAAGAGCTATTGAGTAGAGCAAATATTACAGATTACAATGAAATTCTTTGGTCTGATCTTCCTCAAGAAGAACAAGATCAGTTTCATATTGACTATCCAGATGTACAAGGATTTCCTGTTGTTTTTATTGATGGGGAATACATTGGTGGATTAGTTCCACTCGCTAAAAAGTTTCTTGCAGATGGATTGGTTACCACATCCAAAAAATGAAAGAACTTAAAATAAATAAAGGCATAGAGCTCATGCTCAGGAGGGCAAAACAAAAAGAAATGCTACCCCGTAAGGGATTTATTATTACGAAGGCGTTTTCCCTCTTAAAACGAGAAGTTTATTTCAACTTTGAATTTAAGTGGGACAAAAAAGAAACTTAAGTTCGGAGTTGAACAATGACAGAAATTTTATTCGTTTATTTCTCAGCAACAGCATCATTTGTATTTCTATGTGTCGGTGTCTTTGCTGGTTGGACAGTAAATGAAAAGATGCATGAGTATCTCTACGTTAGAGAAACAGAAAATGAAAACCTCCACCCAGAAATGTATGATAGTCAAGGACAATGGATCAATGAAGAACTACTCTCTGTTCGCTTTTTAAATGAAGAGGAATTGGAGGAAGAATAAATAATAATTAAGGTATACCAATAGTCATGAAATTATTACTCAATGAAGTGCTGCAAAAGGTCAGCAATGCTAAGACCAAAGCACAAAAAATTAAACTGTTACAGGAATATAATACACCAGCACTCAGACAAATTCTGATTGCTAACTTTGACGAGAGTGTAATCTCTATGCTCCCTGAAGGGAACGTTCCCTACAAGGAGAATGAAGCGCCTGAAGAGACAGAACATACGAAACTTACACATGAGTATCGTAAACTCTATCTCTTCTTCAAGGGCGGTGCAAGCGTCTCTCAGACTCGTAGAGAAAACCTATTCATTCAACTGCTAGAGGGTTTACATAAAGGCGAAGCTGAGGTATTATGTCTGATGAAGGACAGGAAAATCGGCAAACGCTGGAAAATTACTAAACAGTGTGTCGAAGAAGCCTTCCCCCAGATCGAATGGGGAAACCGTAGCTAATTACTAATGAATATTCTTCACGAAAATTGTGATCCTAAATTAGCAGAGGATACATCACTACCATGTACTGCTTATATTATTGAGTACAACACTGAAGGTGGTGTTCAACATGACATTGTTATATCTGCTAAGAAATCAGAGATATTTGATCACTACTGGGACAAGTATCACAGTGTGATTAGTATGAACCAAACAGAGGGTAGAGCTAATCCTAAACTCTGGCAAGATCCAAACGCTAAACCTGCAAAGAAAAAATAATGAGTGCATCACAAACAGGAAACTGGGCAATTTTTTATAGACGAATTGATGATCCACTTGTGTGGCATACGATGAGACTATGGAGAAGTGATGGTGTGCTTGTGTCTGCTAAAACATATGATCAAGTTTATAAATTTAGACGCTTCAGAGAAGCGTGGGAGTTTGCAAAGAATTTAATTACAGGTGGAGAATTAGGTATACCTGTTTATGATGCTGAGGTACGTCGTGTTTGTAAAGCTAAGGGTGAAGCATTCTACTTAGCAGGAAACTAATTGTATTGAGAAATACAGGTTGACAAAGCATACATAGTATGGTATGCTTATACCATCGTTCATCCCACTTTAGGGTGGGACGCAAGTAAGTCGCGGAACGGAGCCGTTCATCCCATGCTAGAATTATTATTCTATTCATCACTCACATGTGCTCAAGCTGATGCAGTTATGCTTCGGATGAGGACAAACGAGAATATTCCCCCCGAATATAAGGTGGAATTGATTGAGGTCATGAAGGAATCAACCCCTGAATGCTACCCTTGGGACGCAAACGACTGAAGGAACGGGGACTAACCACCCTACTTCTTCAGGAGTCAACTCATGAACACACTTAATCAAATCAAGAAGCAGATCATCAAGAGATCTGCTCTACACGACGCTCAGATTCTTCACACTACATATCGTGGTGTTAAGTATGATACAGGTAGTGTAGAATCTAAAGAGACCCATGGCACATTCTGCTATCGTGGTCAACTTTATAAAAAGTGATTAACTTACTTATCCAGAGAGGGTTTTGACCCTCTCTTTTTTTATGAGTATAAACTAGTAGGCAATAATATTCGTTGCAATTTTTCTTTAATTGAATGTACCAAAAATAAATAGTGGTAGAATTATGCGAGGTGGAAAAATGAACCCTTCTCTCCCCTTTATTATGGTTTATTGCATGGAGAAAACTAATGCACAATCTATTGTCCAGATCTCAACTTAACCAGTGGAGACATTTAGAAACTACTGTAGACACTTTGGAGGTGGAAAATCAAAAGCTCGATGACTACTATGAATGTTTAGTCGAATGCGATTTAGAAAACCAAACTTATTGTAAACGAATATGTAGAAAAATTTTAACGTAAATATCTAGAGAGGGGTTGCAACCCCTCTTTTTTTATGCTATGATGCTACTATCTGTAACATAAATATGGATAGAGCAAGACTAAAACTCATTGTCAAAAACCTCAAATCTCTGGTCAATGCATTGGAGAGTGAAGTGTATTCAAATGTGGATGCATACAAATATGTTCATCCTTGGGACGAACATGTAAACAAAACAAAAGCTAGAGTATTAACCTCAGAGAATGACGATGACGGATATGCAGATTGATTGGCGTTACAGTGATAAACGAATGGACGTGAGAACACAAGGACTTAATATCCTACTCAAGAAATTTGGACCTGAGTTATGCTCAGACGGATCACCAAGGTATTCATCCCAAAGCATTTACGAATGCATTCACGATTGGGTATCACAAGGTAACGCAAGTACATCTGGTATTGTTGCCTACTACAAAGCGTACTATGACCCGACTAAAAGACCAGATAAGATTAGCAAAGAAAGCTATTAAGGAAGCAAAGATTAAACCTGATCTGTATACAGATGAGGAATTGCAATACATGACATTAGCACTTATACGTGCTAAGATACAACTGAAAGTAAAACAACAACAAAGAAAACAGGAGAAAGGATTTAGTAATGAACTCAGTGAAACTCGTAACAGTGACACCAGACGCAGAGAAAATGATGGGGTACGTGGCGAGAGTATCGAACCCAAACAATCAGGATAATCCTAAGGTTTCTGGTCTGTTAAAGTATTGTATCAAGCACAACCACTGGAGCGTCTTTGAGCAGGCACACATGACGCTTGAGATCGAGACATCTAGAGGAATCGCAGCTCAAGTTCTACGACATAGATCTTTTACATTCCAAGAGTTTTCTCAACGGTATGCTGATAGTTCTATGCTAGCAGATCGTATTCCTCTACCTGATTTACGTCGTCAAGATAAAAAGAATCGTCAGAATTCTACTGATGATTTAGATGCTTTTCATAAGCAAGAGTTTGAGATTGCTATCGAGAGGCATTTTGCTTCTTCTATGGATCTATACCAGACTATGCTTGATCACGGTGTGGCAAAGGAATGTGCTAGATTTGTGCTTCCTTTGGCAGTTCCTACAAAAATCTACATGACAGGATCAGTTCGGTCATGGATCCATTATATTGAATTGCGTTCTGCTCATGGAACGCAGAAAGAACACATGCTGATTGCAGAAGATGCACGTCGTGTATTCTCTGAACAGTTTCCTATTTGTGCGGAGGCACTTGACTGGTTATGAAACTATTAACGTTAGAAGATTATGAATTAGCAGGTCAAACATTTTGGCCTAAGTATTGGTATGTTGCCAAAGAACTTGGTGAGGATGCCAAACCTGAGCAAGTCATTAAAGTTATGGAATCTATTGGTGGTGTTGCACTGAAGCTAGCACTCGAAGAAAAGGGAGCAGGTCCATTTGGATTTAATAAAACAAAGGAGGGAGACGATGGCGACTTACCCAGTGATTAATAAAGAGACTGGTGAACAGAAGGACGTTAGAATTAGCGTTCATGATTGGGACCAGTGGAAGACAGACAATCCAGAATGGGATAGAGATTGGAGTGATCCCTCTACTTGCCCTGCCTCTGGTGAAGTGGGAGAATGGAGAGATAAGATGGCGAGGACCCATCCTGGATGGAAAGACATCATGAAAAACAAGGTGATTCCTAAAGCACCTCGTAACAAAACCATTACCGATAAGTACAACTACTAATTATGCCCGTTAGAAAGAAGACAACTAAATCACCTGGTCAAGGGATGACTGCGAAGCAACGCAAGCGTCGTAAACCTATTGACGAAGCATACATGCTTCCTGTTGAACCCATCACTGATAATCAAAAGATTTTCTTTGATGAGTGGGACAAAGGACAGATGTTATATGCATATGGTGTAGCAGGTACAGGTAAGACGTTCATTGCACTGTACAAAGCACTTAAAGATGTATTGAATGAGTACACACCATACGATAAAATATACATCGTTAGATCTCTAGTAGCTACTAGAGAGATTGGTTTCTTACCTGGCGACCATGAGGATAAGTCTTCTCTCTATCAGATACCATATAAGAACATGGTTCAATCCATGTTTGAGATGCCTGACGATGCATCATATGAAATGCTCTATGATAACCTGAAGGCACAGGAAACTATCTCCTTCTGGTCTACTAGTTTCATACGTGGC